CTTCCTCCGCAGCACTGTGGATGCGGGCCGGGCAGAGTACGCGACGCTGACGAAGAAGCTCATCAACGGCGTGCTCAGGCAGCGCTTCACGGTCCAGCAGGCGCTCGGGCTGCTCGGCGTCCGGGTGGCGGCTGACGTGCAGAAGAGAATCAAGGCGGGCATCGACCCGGCGAACATGCCCGAGGTCTTCCTCGCCAAGCTGCGCAAGGGCGACAACGGCAAGGGGCTGCCCGTGCCCCTCATCGACACGGCGAAGCTGCTCCAGTCCATCACCTCGGACGTGGTCATGAAACACGCCATCTTCCTCCCGCCCGTGAAGGCCAAGCGATGAGCAACCTGTCCGAGACCGTCCACGCTTTCGCATCCGGCACCTATCTCGTCACGCGCACGACCCAGGGCGAGTATGTGAAGGGGCGCGCGGGGCCGACGACGACGACGAACTTCAGCACGCCGCTCAGTGTGCAGCCGATGAGCGGGCAGGAGCTGCTCCGGCTTCCCGAGGGCATGCGAACCCGCGAGACGCTGGTGGCCTTCAGCCCCGTGCCCCTCTACCCGGTGACGGACACGGTGGTCCCCGACGTGGTCACGGTGAAGGGGAAGAAGTACGAGGTCACGACCGTGGACGACTGGTCCTCGCTTGGCGGCTACTGGCGCGCGACACTCGTGCGCGCCGAGCGCTGAGTGCTCGCAGCACCCACACCCGAGGATTCCCATGCCGCTGAACTGGACTGCCATGTCGGACGCCCTGCACGACTGGGCGGCGCTCTCCTCGGGGCTCGTCGCCATCTGGAGCGACCAAGACGCGAAGCAGCCCCCCGGCAGCTACATCACCTTGCGCTACGGCGCCTTCGTTCCGATGGGGGCGAACGACTCGGTGGCCTACCGCTACGACGCGGGCGCGGTCGCTGGGCAGGAGATCGAATACATCGTCATCGGTCGGCGGCGCTTCACCGTCTCCGTGCAGGTCTTCACCGGCAGCACGCTGGATGAGACCTCGGCGCTCGCGGTCGCATCGAAGCTGGCGGCGAGCTTGGCCCTCCCCTCGGTGGGGCAGACGTTCCAGAACGCGGGGTTCTCCTGCTACGGCGTGACGAGCGCGCAGAACCTGAGCGCCATCGAGGAGGCTGACTTCGAGGGCCGCAGCACCTTCGAGCTGGAGTGCTACACCCGGGAGACGCTCTCGGAGCGGACCGGGTACATTGGCAGCGTCCAAGTACAAATCGAGCAGGACCAGCACGGGCAGGTTTTGCTCGTGAGCACCTCCACACCGTAGGCCCCGGAGCTTCCCAGCATGGCCCTTGAAGACATCGTCAACGTCACCGTGAGCAACGAGACCACTGGCGTGAGCCAGCAGGGCTTCGGCATCCCGCTCGTGCTCTCTCCCCACGTCCAGTTCGCGGATCTCGTGCGGACGTACACCCAGGCCAGCCAGCTTCTGGACGACGGCTTCACGGTGACGAGCCCCGAGTACCTCATGATCTCCCGGCTCTTCGGCCAGGACCGCAAGCCCGACCGAGTGCTCCTTGGCAAGCGCAACCTGCGACCGACGCAGCGCTTCGCCTGGACCCCCACGGCGGCCAACAACGCGGTCTACAAGCTGCGCGTCGGCAACGTCGTGGCGACCTACACCAGCGACGCGAACGCGACGGTGACGGAGATCATCGCGGGCATGCTGGCGGTGTTCACCCCTGCGGCAGCGGAGCTCGGGCTGACCTTCAGTGACCAGACGACCTACCTGCGCATCCTGGCGAACTCGCCCGGCCAGTTCATCGCCGTGGAGAACCTGAGCCTCGCTCGCGCCTCGCTCAAGCAGGATCAGGCAGACCCCGGCGTCGTGACCGACCTCGCAGCGGTCGCGCTGGAGGACCCGTCCTTCTTCGCCGTGCTGAACCTCTTCAACTCGCAGGCTGAGATCGAGGCCATCGCGGGATGGGCTGAGACGAACAAGCGGCTCTTCATCGCGCAGACCTCGGACAACGACGTTCACACGAACTCGACGACCGACGTGATGAGCACGCAGGAGGCGCTCGCTCGCCAGTTCACGAGCATCATCTTCGCGGAAGCCACGGACTCCTTCGCAGACGCAGCCTGGGCGGGGCGCGGCCTCCCGACCCAGCCGGGCAGCGAGACGTGGAACCTGAAGCAGTTGCGCGGCGTGATGCCGACCAAGCTCACGGCGGGACAGAAGGCGTTCATCGCTGCCAAGAGCGGGAACTACTTCGAGCTGGTCGCGGGGCGGGGAATCACCACGGAGGGCAAGGTCTCCAGCGGGGCGTTCATCGACAACGTGCGCGGGGTCGAGTGGTTCGTCGCGCGCCTTCGCGAGCGCATCTTCGGCACGCTCTCCAGCGTGGACAAGGTGCCCTACGACAACCGGGGAGCAGCCGTCATCCAGGGGGACATGCTCGCGCAGGTCTCCGAGGGCATCGGAACGGGCTTCATCGCGGACAGCCCGGAGCCGGTCGTGACCGTGCCGGACGTGCAGACCATGCAGCTCGCGGATCGGCAGGCGCGCTACCTCACGGGCGCCTTCATCGGCTTCACCACCGCTGGAGCCATCCACCGGGTGCGCGTCAACATCCGCATCAGCGTGTGAGCTGAGCCCCTGCCCTCAACCCTTCACGGAGACCGAACATGAGCGACCCTCGCAACTACGACTCGAAGCAGATCCTCCAGTCCTTCCTCGGCAACATCCTCGTCGACTTCGCGGAGGACTCCTTCGTGACCATCGCTTGGGACACGGAGAGCTTCACGGACAAGGTCGGCGCTGACGGCTTCGTTGTGCGCTCGCGCCAGAGCGACAACCGCGCGACCATCACGATCCGCCTGAGCCAGCGCAGCCCCTCGAACGCCATCCTGTTCGCGGCGCACAAGGCAGACCGGGCCACCGGGCGGGGCGTCGGCCCCTACATCATCAAGGATCTCGGCGGGCAGACCCTGATCACCGCGCCGAACACCTGGGTCCAGAAGCGCCCCGACGTGGAGTTCGGGAAGGATGCCGGAGAGATGGAGTGGGTCCTGCGCACGTCGAACGCTGACGGCTTCATCGGCGGGGAAATCCTCTGATGGCTGCTCAGCTCCCCACGCAGGAGACGACCATCGACGGGATGGAGTTCTCCGTCACGCTGCTCAACGGCATGGACGGCATTCTCCAGCTCAACCGCCTCATCCGCATCCTGGGTCCCGGGGTCGCCACGGCGTTCAAGGGCGGGGTGGAAGAGGGCGGCAGCGTCGACCTCTCGGGCATCGGGCAGGCGGTGGCGATGATCACCAGCGCGCTCACCGAGAACGAGTTGGAGATCACGCTGAAGAAGTTCCTCTACGCCACCTCGTACAAGGACACTGAGAGGGGCGGTGGCGGACTGCTCTTCCCCGCGAACTTCGCGCTGGCCTTCCAGGGTCGGACCTCCACCGCTGTGAAGCTCCTCGCGTTCGCCATCCAGGCCAACTACGGGGATTTTTTGGGCGTCCTCGTCGCAAAGGGCAGGGCCGCGCTCGCAGCAAATCGCAAGCCGACTCCGACGACGGACAGCTCGTCTGGCCCGTCTGGCGTCTGATCACAGAGAGGGTCGCCACGCTCGGGGAGATCCGGGCGTGCTGGACCATCCTCGACGTGTTCGATGCGAACGACGCCCTCGACCGAGTAGCAGAGGCGAGGGCGAAGGCTGAGAAGGAAGCGGAGCGAAAGCGCGGGAGGTCATGAGCAAGGGCGGGCGGCATGCCACTGGATTCGGTGCTTCACGAGATTCACAAGTCCGTGGTCGATGCCCTGACGAAGGCGGTCATCGATCTGCACTTCGCAGCCACCTTCCCGAACGTGACCGCTGAACGAGCCGCGCTCTACCGGGCGCGCGCCGAGATGATGCACGAGCACGCAGAGAACCTCCGGGCACTGCTCCGGGAGAAGGACTGATCATGGCGAGCATCCGCGAACTCTTCGTCTCCCTTGGCCTGGAGACCGACAAGGGAGCCTTCAGCGTGGCCGAGGCTGCCATCGCTGGGCTCAAGGGAGGCCTCGCGGGTGTGGGCGTGGCGCTCGGAGCGATGGCGGTGGCGTTCGGCGTATCCGTCAACGAGACCGTGCAGGCGGCGGGGCGCATCGACGACACGGCCAAGCGGACCGGCATCGCCAGGGGCGCTCTTCAGGAGCTGGACTACGCCGCGCAGCAGTCCGGCTTCTCCTTCGGGGAGATGACCCAGGCGCTCAACATCCTCGGGCGGAACATGAACGAGGCTGCCCAGGGTGGGAAGACCCAGGCGGCGACGTTCGCACGGCTCGGGCTCAGCATCCGCGACGCGAACGGGAGCCTGAAGAGCACCGACACGCTGCTCATGGAGAGCGCGGACGCCATCAAGGCGCTGGGCACCGACACCGAGCGGACCGGCGCGGCGATGGACCTCTTCGGGAAGAGCGGAACCGTGCTCGTGCCTCTGCTCAAGGAGGGCCGAGGGGAGATCGACGCTCTCCGGGAGCGAGCCCGGCTCCTCGGGTTCGTCATGTCAGACGAGACGGTCGCGGCTGGCGACAACCTCGGGGACGCGTTGCTCGACGTGAGCATCGTCGCGCAGGGCCTGGGCTACACGCTGGCCGAGCCGCTGCTGGAGCCGCTCAAGGAAGTGGCGCTCGCGGTCGCGGAGTGGGTGGCGGCGAACCGGGGCCTCATCAAGACGAACCTCGGCCGGGTGGTGAAGATCGTCACGCTCGCCTTCAAAGCGCTCTTCTGGGTGCTCCGGCCCCTCACCGCGACCATCGGCTGGCTCGCGGACCACTGGAGGTTGGTCGCGCTCGTGCTCGGGGGCGCGGTGCTCTGGGCCATCTGGGCGAACATCGGAGCCATCATCACCGCGACGAGCTGGTACGCAGCGCTCAGCATCGCGAGCGTCGTCGCAGGAGCCAAGGCAGGGCTCGCGTGGATTGCCGCGACGTGGCCCATCCTGCTCGCGGTGGCTGCCCTCATCCTCCTCGCGCTCGTCATCGAGGACGTGTGGACCACGCTCAGCGGTGGCGACGGCGTGATGATCGACTTCCTGGAGTTCATGCAGGCGTGGGTCCGGAGCCCCGGGGAGGGTTGGCTGGGCAATGCACTGCGCGCCGTGCTCGCGCTCGTCTTCGACCTGCCGAAGGCGTGGGATACCGCGCTGACCTACTACCAGAAGGCGTTCAGCAACTTCGCGGACTGGCTCGGAAAGAAGATGCGCGCCATCCCGGGCATGAGCTTCGTCCTCGACCGGATGAGCCTGGAGTCCATGCTCCCCGGAGGCAAGCCGCTGGGCGCCCCCACCGCCGACGCCGCCTTCCCCCAGGGGGCGACGAGCCCCGCCGCTTCGGCAGCGAACAGCCCGAGCGCCGCCAGCAAGACGACGAGCAACGCGGTCAACGCGACCTTCACGGTGAACGCAGCGCCCGGCCAGAGCGCCGAGGAAGTCGCGGGCGCGGTGCAGACCAAGATGGACCAGTGGTGGGAGAACCAGCTCGGCGCAGCAGGCGCGGTACAGTGACCGCATGTCGCTGACCCTGCTCGCGAAGTTCTCCGGTTCGAAGGTCGGTGCGCTCCAGCTCGACGCTTCGATCTCCGAGGCTCACCTGAAGGAAGTGAAGGTCACGGACCATCCGCTGGAGCGAGGCGGGGTCGTGAGCGATCACGTCCAGCGGCAGCCCGAGACCATCACCATCACCGGGGTCGTCAGCAACACGCCCATCCCGACGAGCAAGAACACGGTCCGCACAGAGCTCGGGACCGTGGCCGATGTGCCTGAAGCTCCCTTCGGCGCAGCGTCCAGGGCCGAAGCTGCCTTCACCACGCTCCGCAGGTACATGGACACGGGCGAGGTGCTCTCCGTCGTCACGCGCCTGCACACCTACGAGAGCATGGTCCTGACGAGCCTCTCGGTGGGCCTGGACGGCGGCGCGGGCGAGGTGCTCCCCTTCATGGCTACGCTCCGCGAGGTCCGCTTCGTCGAGTCTCAGCGGGTCGCGCTCGCGCTCGTGGCGCCCAAGGAGAAGGCGAAGAAGAAGAACCTCGGGCCGAAGAAGCCGGAGGTGGCGAAGCCCGCCGAGGTGGACAAGTCCGCCCTTCAGGAGATGTGGGACGCGCTCACGTCCAAGACGAAGGACGCTTCGCAGAAGACGAAGGCCGGAATCGGAGGACTCCCCAAGTGAGCCTGACACTCCCGCTGCGCACCGACCTTGAGCACTACGACTTCAGCGTGGAGCTGGACGGAGCCAGCTACTTCATCGAGGTCCGGTACAACTCCCGGAATGACTCGCACTACCTCTCCATCTCGGACGTGGAGGGCGTGCCGCTGCTCATCGGGCGGCGCGTCGTCATCGACTTCCCCCTGACCCGCCGCTTCAAGAACCGCGCGCTTCCTGCCGGCGAGTTCATGGCCGTGGACACGAGCGGGCAGGGGCGAGATCCAGGCGCGGGCGAGCTGGGTGGGCGGGTGCAGATCCTCTACGCCACCGCTGCCGAGATGGGCGGCTGACCGTGGGCGAGAGGCTGCGGGACAGGCGCTGCGTCGTCACGGTGGACACGCTGCGCATCGAGGGCCTGCGCTGCTCCTTCAAGGCCCAGAAGACCGGGGGCAAGGAGCCGAACACGCTGGAGCTGATCATCACGAACCTCTCGGAGGACTCGCGCGCTCGCATGCCCACGCGCGGGGCGCAGGTCACGGTCCAGGCGGGCTACGCCGAGAACGTGGCGCTCATCTTCGCGGGCGATGCGCGCTCCATCGAGCACACCTGGGAGGGCACCGAGGTCACGACGAAGGTGCTCTGTGGCGATGGCGAGCGCGCCTTCCAGTACGCCCGAGCGAACCAGTCCTTTGGTCCCGGAGCCCGGCCAGAGGAGATCGTGCGGCATCTGGTTGGGGAGCTGAAGGTGAACCCAGGTAACGCCTTCGCGAAGCTCAAGCAGTACAGCGCCCCCTTCGACGAGTACGCGCAGGGCTTCACGGCCTACGGGAAGGCGAGCGCCGAGCTGGACCGCGTGATGAAGGCGCTCGGTCTGACGTGGAGCGTGCAGGACGGCGAGCTTCAGGTGCTGGAGCCCGGGGAGGCGAACAAGGCCGAGGCGGTCCTGCTCAGCGTGGACACGGGGCTCGTCGGCACCCCCACCTTCGGGACCTCTGAGAAGAAGGGCGGGCCAGCGATGCTCAAGGCCAGGAGCCTGCTCCAGCCTCGGATCAAGCCCGGCACCCGCATCGTCATGAAGGGCGCGCAGATCAAAGGCGTGTTCCGCACCATCGCCGCGACGCACACTGGGGACACGGCGGGCAGCGATTGGTACACCGACCTCGAAGGGATGCCCGAATGAGCAAGCCTCGAACCCTCGGAGAACTGCTCGCGCAGGCAGCGGATGCGACCGGCTCGCGCATGCACGTCAGCATCCCCGCTCGCGTGCTCAAGTACGACGCCGCGAAGCAAAGCGTGGACGTGCAGCCTGCCGTGAAGGACTCGGTATACGAGGAGGACGGGAGCCGGTCGGCCATCTCCAT